ATGGATCTTTTCGACCTCCGACACAAACGCCTGAGCCTCAGCCAATGGGCAACCGCCTACAGCTATGACGCTGCCTGGCGGAATATCGAGGTCGAGCATTACGCCTACCTGCGTGACCGCGCCAACCAGTTGCTGCTGTTCAGCGAGATCACGTTCGAGATCCGCAATTTTCTGGTCACAGAGGCATTCGACAAATACCAGGCGTATGTCCATCTCAACGCCGAGGCCGAGCTGGGCTGGATGCTGCACTATCGATACGACGTGCTTGAAGGTGACAGGATCGTCGCCAAGATCGGCGAAGGCGGTCACCTCTACTCGCTCGACCACGAGCTGCTTGGCTGCGTCAGCAACACGCCCGGCGTCGTGCCGCGAATCATCCAGTACGTCGACTATGCTCCAGTCGTCGTCGGCACCCTCGACGGCCTGCAGATCCACCGGCCGACAGGGGAACCATGGCGCATGGCGCTGCGTCGTAACCTCAACGTCCAGCGCTGGGCAACCAGCTAGCACCAGGGAGGCGCGCATGTGCGGCCGCTACGTATCACCCGATGACCGAGCCATCGAGCAGTATTGGCACATCGGCGCGCGCAACTCCGGGCAATGGATACGCCGCTACAACGTCGCGCCATCCACCCAGGTGCCACTGTTACGCCTCAACGACCAGGGCCAGCTTGAACTCGACGGCGCACGCTGGGGCCTGATCCCGCACTGGTGGAATAAGCCAGCGCTGCCGGGGCTGAGCTTCAACGCTCGCAGCGAGGAAGCTGCGAGCAAACCAATGTGGCGCCAAGCCATTCGCTCCCAGCGTTGCATCATGCCGGCGATGGGCTGGTATGAGTGGAACGAGCACCAGAAGGTGCCCAACCGCGCCGGCCGCCAGGTCAATCAGCCGTACTACCACCACGCCACCGACGGCAGCATGCTGGCCATTGCCGCCCTGTGGTCAAGCTGGACGAGCCCCGAAGGCAACCAGCTGCTGTCGTGCGCCCTGCTCACGAAAGATGCAGCCGGGCCGGTGGCAGCAATCCACCACCGTATGCCGGTGATCCTGGCGCCCGAGCAGTTCGACTTATGGCTATCGCCGGCCAGCAGCATCGAGCAAGTGCATGGACTGATCGCCACCAGCCGCGAGGACTTCGAGCCGTACCCGGTCACGACCGATGTCGGCAACACCCGCAACGACTACCCCGAGCTACTGGAGCCGGTTACGGCTGCATGACACCGCTCTGGGTCGTTCGGGTAGATAGGCGAGAGGCTGCGAACTATCGCCTCGCCTTTCCTCGTCAGGTAAAAGCCCGTTTCACCGGTCTCAATAATACCCTCCCTTGCCAAGTCACCTAGAACCCAGCACAGCTCCTCGACCTCATGAAGTGTGCGCAAGCCAAGCCAGCACGTGAGATCTAGCGCAGATCCCGCTTTCGCGTTGTTTATGCGGAAGCAATTGAGTACATACCGTTGCATACCTCCTCCTAGATGTGCGGGAAAACGACCAGTCTAGGACGTTTGCACGAGGCCAGCCAATCGGCCGAAAGGGGCAGGCTACATTGCTCCATACGCCTTCTCGCATGCCGTACCAGCTACTCCTCGCTCGTCGGCGACTCCAGCATAGAGTTGAGCAGCCGCTCCAAGCCGGCCGAGCACGTCGGCTCGCACTCGGGCGGCGCCTTCGGCTGCCTGGCCGAGCTGGGCAGTGATGGAATTGCCGGCGTCACGACTGCGCTGCTCAGCGGCTGCGAGGCGCAGCTTGAGCCGCTCAAGAGCACTACCAGCACGCTCAGCATCGCCACGCGCTGCAGCCAATTGTTGCTGGGCTTCTGCATCTGCTTTCTCCGTAGCGGCCTGGCGCCGCTGGTTTTCTTGAATGAGGAACATGGCCGCGCGCCGGTCGCGCTCGGCTACTTCGGTGCGGTAGTTGCTGTGTGCAGACTTCTCGTCGGCCAGGCCGGCCTGCAGGAGGCTGATGCGGATCTGCTGGCCGACACCAACCACCAGGGCCAGCACCAGGCCGCCCACGACAGCCCAACCCCAGGCCGGCACGAGCTTGAGCCAGGCTGTCATGCCAGCGCCCTCCGCACACCCTCGTCGATCACAGCAGCGGCATACGGCTGGCGGCCGTTCTCGTGCTTGATGATCTCGACAACCAGCGCACGCAGCACAGGGCGCTGCCGCACATCGATCACAGCGTTCGGCCTCACACCGAGCGCCTTGGCGACGGCGGCGATATACGCCTCGGTGTCGTTCTCGTTGCCGGGTGCCCAACGGTTAATGGTTTCGCGCACGGTGTCGATACCATGCCCGCCAACGCCCGGCATACCATCCTTGCCGCGATAGTTCAGTAGCAGCTTGGCCAAGGCACGAATGCCGTTTTCTGGCGTATCGAAGCGAGCGAAGCGCGGCCGAGACACACCCAGCTCCAGGCCGAGCTGGCCTTGCCAGTTGTTGCGCGGGTTGAAGTCGATGTTGCCGGGGTTGTTGTTGCGAACGCCGCGAGGGGTGGACTTCGACATAGGTTTTCTCCAGGCGAAAAAAAGCCCGCACGTGGCGGGCGTAGATTGGTCAGTTCAAGAGGTGGTCATGGGTGACAAGCTGGTGCGGCGCGGGCTCGCGCGAAGAGTGGCGAGGCGGTTCGCTGCGGCGCAGATCCTCGATGCCGAAGCGGCCGCGCTGACATTCGCGGACGAAGCACTGTCAGCCGAGGAACGGCTAGAGGCTCACGCCGAGCTGCGGCGGCTGGCGAAGAACATCGTCGAGCCCAACCTCGACGACTACCCCACCTAAACCTCGATGTCGTACTGCGGCAGCTCCGGCGCTGGGCCGGTGATCTCGCCGTCGCGCACAAAGGCCCGATTCCCGACCGGCACCGACACGCCGCGAACGGCGATCTGCACGCCGTTGCGCAGCTCGATGGTGCTGGTGCCCGTCGCGGCGCTGATGCTCAGCACCTCACCAACGGTGCGCTGGCCACCGGGCAGCAGCTGAGTGAACCGCTTCCATGGGTTGATAGTCGCCATTACGCCCCCTCGCGGTGATGCCGCTCGATGCTCAGCACCTGGTCAACGATGCTTGCCCCGGTGCCAGTGGCCGAGATCTCCACGCCCAGGCACAAGCCGCGCCACGGTGTCCGCAAGCGCTCGCGTACCTCGACAAGGTGAGCCGGCAGCACAAGGCCCGGCGCGCTGCCGCCGACCGGGAACAGCGGGATAGTCAGGCTGGTCAGTTCCTGATTGCCGCCCTTGCTCAGCTCGCAGATCCCGCGCGAGCGGGCTGCAGGCGTGGCCGTGATCAGGTCATCGAACACGTCCGGCGCTGGCACGTCACCCGCCGTGCCGGCGCGGCGCACATCGACGGCAACCCCGTGCGTCGTGCCGCTGACGTAGACGCTGTTCCACTGCGGCTGCGGCGTCCATTTGCTCGACACATCCATGATCACCTCGCCGGCAATGATCCGGTCGACGATGGTTTCAGCCCAATACCAGGGCGGGTCGCGGTAACGCTGCAGGATCTCCAGCTGGTCGATATTCGTGGACGGCCGAACAACGGCGCCGACAGCCTCGGCAACGCGGGCGATGATCTGCATCGGCGTCTGGTCGTGGTACGTCAGCGCGCCGGCCGGGATCGTCCAGTCGGGCGGGCCGAAGCCGTCAACATCCCACTCGACAGTGAACCCGGTGTTGAGCAACTGCGCCTCCATCACCTGCCTGGCGTTAATCTCCAGGGAGTTCACCGCCGAGCGCAGCGGCGCATAGGGCGCCGCCAGGTACTGCGTGCGGCTGGCCCCGGTGATCGTGTAGCGCTCGGCAGGGAACTGCGCAGCGCGGGCATAATCCTCGACGATCACCCGCCACGCCCAGCCATTGATGGTGATCTCCAGGGTTTTCAGGCCATCGATATCAGGCCGCACCAGATTCAACGACGGCTCGCCATCCAGCACGCAACTGAATGCCCAGCTGTAGCTGTCGATGTCGAGCCGTAGACGCAGGTCACTGACCTGCAGGGGCGCACCGCTCGGCAGCACCACACAGCTCACGCTGTTGACGATCATGTAGGTCTCCAGAATTTCCGGCTCTTCTGGCGGCTCGATGATGATCACCGGGCCGTCATAGTCGGGATATGTGATGCCGGTCGGATATGCATCCACCGGGCGCGCCCATTCCCAGGGCAGCGACTTGCGCACGTCGACGGCACGCGAGCTGCCGAAACCGATGCTCACCGAGCTGTCGCGCGGCTGCGTTGGGCGGTTGCGCAGATCCAGCCCGAACCGGAAGTAAACCGGCGGTACGGCACGCGGCAGGTAGCGGGCACCGTTGAACCGAAACCGCAGCGGCTGCGTGCCCGGCATGTACGGCGGCAGCTCAGCGGCATAGCTCCACGTCGCGCCGTAGCGATCGGTGTCGCGCTGCAGCACCGTGCTGCCGGCATCCGCAGGCACGGCCTGTTGCCAGGCCGCCGCCAGCGACTGCTGATCGGATGCAACGCCCTGCTGCCAACGCAGCCCCGAGGCGCTGTCGTGCACGCCGACCGTGCTCCACGCCTGGGCGATCTGCACCTGTCGAGCAACAGCAGCCGACCAACCAGCACGCTGCATCACGTCCATCGTGCCCGCCTGCCGCCAGCCGTCTCCTGTGCCGGCGTCATAGGCCGTTGCCTCTTCATGCCCCAGCGTTGCGATCACATCCAGCGGCGGCACGTCGATAAACGCATCACCGGCCTGGGCATCCCGAGCAACGGCGGAAGCCCAGCCAGTGCCCACGCTCATTACCAGGCGCGGCGGCTCGGGATAGACGATATCGACATGACGCGCAGCCAGCCGAAACACCAACGGCGCCGGCACCACGTAGGTGCCGACCAGTCGAAAGCGCAGCATGGCCACCTCACGTGAATGTCATTTTGAGCGGCCCGTGCGCTTGCGGCTGGTAGTACGGCCTGGCTTTCGCTCGCGCCGTACCGATATAGCCCTCGGTGCCGTCGCCGGCATCAGCCCACCAGTCCGGCTCAAACGTGCCGGACACACCGCCGGAGACGATCTCGTAGACGTAGCCGTTGTTCACGGTCGGCCGCACGCGGGCGCCGATGCCCAGCTCGATGCCGGGCGCCCAAATCACGCCGGGAAAGTCCAAGGCGAAGGCGAACACATCGCCACCACCATAAACCTCGGTCTCGACGCGAAATTCACCCAGCACGTTAGAGAACGCGCGCCCCATCGAAACGTACTGTTCGCCGCGTCGCTCGAACACCGCCACTTCGGCGCTAGCAAGCGGCCGCACAGCGCCGAGGGTCGGGTGGATTTCCTCAACCACGCCATCGAGATAGGCGGGATCACCCTCAACCCCAGACCCTGCATCCGACGTAGTGTCTAGAGTCAAGCTAAAGGACAGCCCGTTGCGGACTACAGACAATCCGGAGCGCACAACCGCCGGGTGACATTCACGCGGAGTGAACAACACGCCGTCGACGGTCACCGGCTGGTCGTCGAACACCACACCATCAATAACACCCACAAACCCTGCCGCCCCAGCCTGATAGATGAAGCCGTTATCAGTCGGTGGCAGATACCACGCACCAGCCACAACCCCCATTTGTGAACGGATTGCGGAAGCATCAAAGTCCTCCATCAGCGCCAGGGCATAAACTGAGAACTTGCGAATACGCAACGTGAACTGCGCGACCCCTACATCATCTGTTTCGCCAACGCGAACCCAAGTTCGACCAGCAGCTTGCCACGCAACTCGCTTAGTCGCGACGCCCTCAACAAGAGCAAACACTGACAGCTGAACAGTATCGACCTGGCACGGATAGACATATGCACCATCCTGCCACCAACCCTCAGCACTGAAAGCGTTAGCACTGGCTGCGTCAAGCGCAGCCAGCGTTGGGGCTGAAAGTTGCGTTATGCCCGCAGAACTCCAACCCGTGGCCGTGCTGGCGAACACATAAGCCTGAGAAACCGTCAGGCCCGTAACGATGTTAGAGAAAAATGCCGCCAGTTGGGCTTGAGGATTTATTCCGCTAAGGAACACAACGCGGCGAAGCAGCCTCGGCAAATCTGCCGATATGCCGGTCGACTCAACGAAATAGATCCCCGAAGAAAAAGACCCGGAAACACGAGAGTAAAAAGCAACATCCTCAGCTGAACACCGATAAAGCATGGTCATCTGAGTCGATGCCGAGGGGCTGGTGTAGCCAAACTCAATCCAGCCATTGCTCACATGCAGGCCTGCCAGCGCACACGACGCAGTAGTGCTCCCTACTCCCGACAGCCGCACACCAAAGCCGTTCAGATCAACCCACTTGCGGACATAAGAAGCGGCGGCAGTCTTCGCAACTAGTGGCAGATCAATCGCAGCCGTACCCCACAGCTCGGCGACAACTCGATAATAGCCACCACTTGACGCATCACGCACAACGCTAGAGAACTGACCGCGCGTTTGAATTAGCCACGGATCTATCTCTGTCCCGCTCCCAATCAATCCTGCCGTCATCAGTCACCATCCCCCCGCACCTGAATTTTGAACGTGTCATCTTTCACCGTGCCCTGCCCGGCCAGCACCGTGCGGCAGATCCACAGCGGGCCGAGGCACGCATCGGTGTTGAAGCGCACTGCGTTGCCGGCCGACCAGCCGCTACCCCAACCAGCGGCCCGGATCACGAAATACGGCGTGCCCGTTGCCGGGTTGATCGGCGCGCAGTCAGCGCCGGTAGAGCCGACCGCGATGATGCCCAGTTGCTGCTCGACGACCTGAAACGACCCACTGCCGGTGAACACCAGCGCCCAGCGGCCGGCGATGCTGCCGAAGTTCGTGACAACGGGCGGGTAGTTGAGCTGGTCGTACTGCGCCGTGGTGCTGCCGCCGCTCGGGGTGTCGCTCCAGTTGGGCGCGCTGCTGTTCCACGTTTGCTGCGTGAACCAGCGATACAGCCGCGCCTGCAGGTCGCCCCACACCACCGCGCTACTGACCTGCGTTTCCGCTGGCGGCAGATCCCACGGCACCGGGCTATTGATGCCAAGCGCACCGCTGATCTGCACTTCGTTGCACACCGTCATGTGCTCGACGCGATCACGCACACGCAGCGGCGGCACAAGCGGCGAACCCTCGGCATCGTTGAGCACGAGCGGATCTGCGAACGTCACCCGGCCCAGCTCTCGGTTGGCCGTGAAGGCTGCTGGATCAAGCGCAACGCCGTTTGCATCCACCACCTCAATGTCGGCCTGATGGTCACGCGCAAGAGTCACGACCTGCCCGGCAGACGGGCTACCGATATTGGTCTCGGCGGTGTGGTGGATCACCAGCACCTCGCCCTCGCGGTAGATCGGCACGCGCCCGTCAGCCGGTAGGCGAACGGGATCAAGGCCGATCAGCGTGGCGTCGAGCGGCAGCGTCGTGTACAGCACGGTGTTGTAGCGCAGCAACGCCGGGATCACCGGAATGTCGCTCGTGCCCGTCACGTCGTCCGGGTTGCTGGTGAACTGCAGGCGGCAGATACCCGTCGTCGCGTCGACGTGTCCCTTGATCACCGGGGTGTCGATGTTGCCGGCCAGGTCGGCCACGGCAGTGATCACCTGGGCGTTGTCCGCCCGCACCGCCGTGATCTGCAGACTGCCAGGGCGCAGCGGTGCGCCTGGTGTGCGGAACGTCACCGAGTTGATGTCGAATCCGGCATTGCTGGTCAGGCACGCGAGTACGTTGATTGCAGCCGGCGCACCGGCCGGGTACGTGGTCAGAGTTGCGCGCCGCCCGGCATAGTCCACCGAGCCGACTGCGGTACCGGCGTTGGTCTGGGTCGATACGCCACGGAACAGCACCCCGTCGCGGTCGACGTACACCTGGCCACCCCACTGCAGGATCAACGAACCCGGCACGATGGGGTCAGTGATGCTCGGCAGCAGATCGAACGTGACTGGCGGCGCCGGCTGGGTGTCGGTCTGCTCGCCGTACACCAGCCCGGCCGACTGCGAGCGCACTTGCAGCGTCCCGCCAAAACCCTCCTGCAGGGTGGTATTCGTCGCGACCAGCTTCGGCTTTGCAGCAGCAACAGTCGGGTGCCGAATGTAGCTGTACTGCTTGAAGATATAGTCGCCGCGCACCTTGAGCGTGAACGCACCGGTTGTGTAGTTGATGCTGCCCGCGAAGCCCTCAGCCCATGCGCCGCTCCCATCATCGACAGCACTGCGCGTCTTGGTGATCTGCGATTCATAGATGGGCGCCTCGGTGCCGTTGCGGTACGCAGCCGGCGCGGCCTGGCGCTGAGTCACTGCCCATTCAACGCGCACGCTACCAGGCTTCAGCGGCGCGCCGGGTAGCGTGCCGCTGACGATGCCACCGCCATCCGCGCCCAGGGCCAGAGAACCATCGTTCACCGTGCCCTGCTCATACGCGTAGGCGATGGAGGTACCGACGTCAGGCGACGCAGCCAGCTCCATGACCAGTTCGCCGCTCGGGTAGTAGATCACCCCGCTACCGCCTGCCCCGCCCAACTGGCCATTGCCCTGATCGGTGACCACGCGAGCAGTACCGCCAGAGGTGTAAGTCGCAGTGAATGAGCCCGGCAGGATGCCGTCGTGCGGTAACTGGTGGCGCACGACCGCGCGCGATCCCGCTGCAGCACTGCCGGTGTGCTGGGTCACGCCATTGTCGGCCTGGGTCAGGTACTGATAGATGATCGAACTGCTAACGTCCGGCAGCGCAGCCAGGGTAAGGCTCACGCCGCCCGTGGCAAAAGCAATGGTGCCAGTACCCTCGCCCACCAACTCGCCGTTGCCGGCGTCGCGCAGCTCCTGCCATTTGCCCAGGGCCATGTAGCTGACGATCAGCGAGCCCGGGCGCGGCTTGGCGTCGGCAAGGTTCAACGTGTAGGCAAAGCCGCGGTTGCCCAGTTCGATCTCGATTTCACCGGTCACAGCCTGGCCGGTCAGCGGCGCACCCGGCGTATACACCCCGGACGCAGCGCCGACAAACGCACCGGTTGTGCGGTAGACATCGATCTGCCCGGTCTCGTAGTTGATCTCCAGGGTGCTGAACACGTTGCTGCCGGAGACGAAGCGGAAGCCCCCACGGGCATCATCCTCGTACACCCCGCCACCAGCGGTCAGCTGCACGCTGCCCGGCACGCACGCGGTGCTCAGGTACGTGCGTGACTGGCTGGCGGTGACGGCGCCGAACTGCAGCGCAATAGCGCGGGCCGGGCCGCTGGCCAGCACCACGCGGTTGCGGTAGCCACCCAACTGATCGATCAGCGGGGTTTCACGGGTCGCGCTCGGCACGAGCTGGGCATAAACACTGCGCACGCGCACCGACAGGTCGCCCTGGCTGATGGCCGCAGCGAGCGGGCTGATGCCGTAATAGCGCGCCGCGTCGGCCACCTGAGTGGCGCGCACAAGCGACTTGGTGCCGATGGTGCCGGTCGGGTACGGCTCGCCGCCCGGAAACGTGACATTCAGCGGCGCGCTGATGCCCAGGTCGAGGCGGCGCAGCGGGAACTCCTTGAAGTTGCCGTTACCGAAGTCGTAGATATACGTCTCGATACGGGCCTCGACCGAAGTAATGCGCACGTATTGGCTGTCATTGCCGTAGACGAGCTGGAACACCTCGCCCGGCTCAGGCTGGCGACGGCTCTCGATCTGTACGCACGCCAGTGCGCGCTGGCCAATCTGCTGGTTACCGAGCAACTCGAACTGTGCGGCAGTCGCGGCGACCAGATAGCTCTCGATGCGGTTGCGCACGGCGGCACGCTCGTCGGTCTGGCTGCCAGTGTTGAACAGCAACACGGACACATTCGGGTCTGCCGGCGCCTTGGTCACAATCGCATGCGCTCCCAGGTAGGGGTCAGCGTTCTGCGCGACTACGCCGGCATAGGCCTTGCGCAGGCTCACGTCGCCCAGGGTGCGATCCATGCGGGACACGTCGCGGAACAGCTCATTGGACAGGCCATCGACAACGGCCTGGCCAGTGGCGCGACCGCCGCCGTCCGACTCATCGTTGAGGCGCTGGCTTTTGAGCAACTTCACATCGCTGGTGTTAATCGTCATGCCAACAATCTCCGGGCATAAAAAAGCCCGCACAGGGCGGGCTGTTCAGGTTCAAGGGGCTGGGTCAGGTGGGGGCGCGACGGTGATCAGGCGCAGGGTCAGCTGGTGGAGCCAGTCCGGGTCGGGGTTGACGGTGCGGTGCACCGGCACGGCCTGCACGACAGGACCCGCAACGCGGTTCCACGTCACATAGTGCTCGGCGCCGGTCGGCATCGTGAGGTGGTGAACCGCCCCCGGCACAGCAGCCAAAGCCTCAAGCGCCCGCACCGTAGCCAGAGTGAACCAGGCTCCACCATTGCTGCTCAGCGTGATCGGGCGCCCGTAAACCTTGACGCCCTCCTGAATGATCAGCACGCCGGCGAGGCTGAACTTCTGGTCTTGCTCGACAGGGTTCCAATCCCATTCGTCGACCCATTCCATTTGCTCGCCGCCCAGCCTCGGGTCGGCGCTCAGGTCGATGTCATCCAGCAGTAGCCGCATCACAGAGTCCTCATTCCGGCATCGCGCAGCACGGTGAGCAGGTCAGCCTGCTGGCCGGCCGGCACAGTTACGTCGACACGGCGACCGCGATCAGTGGTCAGGCGCACAACGGTGGCCGGCTCCTGCGCCTGCTGTTGTGGTGCCTGGCGTTGCTCCCGCTGCTCGCGCTCTTGTTTCAGACGATCCTGCACGCGCTTCTCTTCAGTCTCGGTCTGCAACTGGCGCAGCAGGTTGATGGACTGCTGCATGTCAGCTACCGCCTGGGCGTTGCCACCTTGCTTGGCCTCGTTCAGTTGCAGCTCCAGCTCTCGGCGCCGCGCGTCGAAGCGCCGCTGCTCGATGGCGTCCTGATTGCCGCGCAGCTGGTCGAGTTCGTCCTGCAGGCCCTGCAACGTCGAGCGGCTGCTATCACCGAGGCCGCGCATTCGCTGCTCAGCGCTAGAGATTGCAGACTCCAATTTGCTCAGGTCGGACTCGTCCAGCAGATCCATAGCGCTGCGCGCGCTACGCCCAGCAGTCACGAACGAGCGGGCCGAGATGGTTCCAGCCTCATATCCTTCGACCAGGCGCTGCAGCTCCTGCCGCTGCTGAAGGAATGCCTGCTGGGTCTGCAGGCTCGCCTGCTGAGTCTCCAGCGACCAGCGCCCCAGCCAGCTGGTCATTGGCCGGCTGGCCGCTGCCTGCACCTCGCCCAGGGCCTTGGTGACCTTCTGCAGTGATGCGGTGGTGGCTTCGAAGTTGCTAGTATCAATGGCCGTGTCAGCCGTCTTGATGCCACGCAGCTTGTCGTAAGCCTCCAGCGCCGCCTTGCTCAACGCCGCCAGCGGCTCACGAGCACGCGTCATCACGCCGCCGAAGAAGTTCTCGATGTCGCCCATGTCGCGCTTGGCGTCGCTGGACTCCCTGCGACGGCGCTCCATCGCCTCGCCGCTGGCCTTGCGCTCGGCTTCCATGCGCTTGCCGCTTTCGCGGCGCAGCTGCTCAGAGGTGACGATGGCCTGCTGGTCGGACTTGTTCTTATCGTCCTGGGCTTTTTTGCTGCCCTGCAGGGCTTGGGTCAGTTCCTTTTGGCGAGCGTTGAGCTTGGATAGCTCGGCGTTGTACTGAGCCGCCGTCACCTGGCCGGTGTTGTAGAGGCTCTGCAACGCGGTGCGGATGGCGGCGATATCGCGATCCGTCTTGGCATCGCTGATGGCACGCTGCACGTCGGTGAGGGTTTTCAGCTCCCTGCCAACAGCCTTGATGGTGCCGGTCGCCTTGGCGCTCTCGCTCTCCAGCTTGCGGATGGCTTCAGCCGCAGCGTTATGGCCGTCCTGCCACTGCTGCAACGTGATGTTGCCGGCATCGTACTCAGCCTTCAGCCGAGCCTGTTCCTTGCGCAGTTGCTCCAGCTCGGTGGTGGTGCGCTTGGCGTCATCCGCGACCGTAACGAAGCCACGCCTCTGCCCCAGCGCCTCCATAGCCGCACCGAGCTCCTCGGTGGTCAACTTGGAATCAGCCAGCGCCTTTTCGATCTCGGCGAGATCCGCCGCCGTCTCGGCAAAGGTGATCGCCGCCAGCGCCTGCTCGAGCGTGGTGATGTTGGAGCGGAAGAACGAGGCGATATCCTCGCCCGTCTTCTGCATCGACTTGCGGGTATCCTCGGCGGCCTTCGCTGCCGCTCTCGCTTGGCGGTCGGCACTGCCCTCTGCAGCCTTGGCCACGCTGTCCCACGTGTCAGCAATATCGCGCCCATCCTGGGCGACCTGGCCGGCGAGCATGCTCATCATGCTGAGCGCCGTATCACGTGCACTCTCAAGCCCGGCAACGATCTTTTGTCCACCGAAAGCATCAGGAATCGCGCGGGCAACCAACGCCATGCCAGACAGCGAGGCCGTGATAAGGCCAGTGAAGGCCACGCCAATAGCCGAGATGCCACCCGTGACTACGTTCACCAGCACCCGGAATGGCGCGGTGATCATGGTGATCCAGCGCCCAGCGGTGTCCAGCTTCTCGCCGAAGTCATCGAGCCAGCGGCTGGCGTCGCTGGTCAGCGTACTGAAGTCAATGGCCAGCAGCTTCTTGGCGAACTCCTCAGCACGCTCAGCGGCATCAATAAATGCACTGCTCAACGCCTCGGCCAGCGCATCCAGACTGCCATCGTTGGCCATCTCGTCCAGCTTGTCGCTCAACTCCAACAGCTTGCGCTGCATGAAGTCGAACGCCCCCGAGTTTGCGACCCGGCTTGCGAAGTCGCCAATACGATCGGTCAGCCCCTTCCACAGGCCTGCCGCCGTATTCATCCGCGCGGCTGCGGCCGAGCCGCCATAGGCCTCGGTCAGCATGTCCATGATGATGGCCTGAGCCTCGGCCGTTTTGCCGGTAGCCTCCAGCTGTTTCAGCAGGCGCTTCTGGTTGTCCTCCAGTTTGAAGCCCTGCCGGCCCAGTGCTGCCATGGCCTGAGAAGGCGACTGCAGAGCACGCCCGACAATCTCGGCGGACTGCTCAACGCTGATGCCCAGCCGCTGCTGCTGATCGATCACGATCTGCAGAGCACGCGGGAACTCCTTCGCCGCCACATCCGTGTAGGACAGCAGCCGCGCCTGCGCCGACTGCACCTGCTCAGCGGTGAGCATCGAGCTGGCCTCGAAAGCATCCGCCATATCCAGCAGTTGCTTCGAGGTGAACTCAGCCTGGCGCCCGGTAGACGCCAGCGTGGCTTCGAGCTGGGCCAGCGCTTGCTGTTTGTCGGAGCCATCCAACGCCACCGCGCGGATGCCACGGGCAAGCAGACGCATGCCACCCTGCACCAGGCCAATAGCCGCATTCACCGAGAGGTATGCCGCGACAAAGGCGCCGGCCTTCTTCGCACCGCTGGACAGCATCTCGCCCAGGTTTTCCTGGCTCGATGCATGCTCGGCCGCAGTGCGTGCGGCCTTGGCCTGCTCGCGCTGGGCCTCTTTCAGCTTGGCGTTGTTCTCATCCAGCGCCTTGCGGGCCTTGTCCACCTCGCCAGCCAGGCGTTGCTGTTCATCACTCAGGCCATCGGTATTAACGCCGGCCGCCTTGGCTGCCTTCTCGGCATCGGCCAGTTGCTGGGTCAGCGCGTTAAGCTGCCGACGACTGCGGCTAGCTTCGCGCTCTGCATCCTTCAGAGACTGCTGCAGGCCAGCTGCATCGGGCGTTTTGCTCAGCGCATCACGCAGGTCGGTCACCTGCTTTTCTGCATCGCCCAGGTTGCGCTTCGCCACCTCGACGGCGCGCTGGGTTTGCTCCAGCGCCTTCGCCAGCCCTTGGGCTTCTTTGGCATTGTCCAGCGCCTGGCCGAGCTTCTCGCTGGCTTCCTTCAGGCTGTTAAGCGCCTCCTCGGACTTTTTCGCCTCGGGCGAAAGCTCGTCCTTACCTCGCAGCACGAACTGAATCAGGCGCTCTTTCAGGCTGGCCATGGTTTTCTCCAGGCAATAAAAAACCCGCCGAAGCGGGTTCTCTTGAAAAGTGAGGGTCAGTTCCAGCCAGTTACACAGCCGTTCTGATCCACGTAAATGAACTGCATATCAACGTTGCCACGGTAGTAGACCCACTGATCGTCACCACTGGAGCTACGATTGATCTCGTTTGGCGGCCCCCATGCCTGGCGTGCCTGCTTGTCCGTCATGCCGGCATATACCTGCTTGCGCACAATCGCCGTCCTGATGTCCTGTTCAGAGCCACCATCGCAAGCGGAACCTCCCCCGACAACATTGACCTGACTAGATACTTGAGCTTGGGGCGCTGCCTGTTCAGGGACAACAGGCGTAGCTGCAGGGCCGAGGGACATCCCGGCGCCACCTCGCTGGACAGTGATCGATTCCCCTGCCAGGCCTCCAGGGCAAGCTGCCTGGGTAAACGTAACGTGGCCGCTTTCGTCCACGCACTTATTCAACTTCGCTGCGCTGGCATCAGCCGTGGCAAGCAGCGCAGCAATAACAAGATAGCGTCGATCCATGGCAGTTCCTCCCGATAACGGGCCGAATCTACCATCACAACGCCAGCACCGAAACCCGGCAAAGGCCGGGTGCTTTCAGTGAAGCTATGGCTACGCCGTTGCGGGCAACGTGTTCAGCACGTAGGCATAGGGGCGGCCAGCCGTACCCAGGCGCGTGCGCTTGTAGCCCAGCAGGTTCAGGCAGTGGCCTACGGCGGTTTGCGTGCCCCGGTCATTGACCAGGGCAAGCGCCTCGATCACCTGCTGGCTGCTGAACCCCTGCGGCCAATTGTTGGCCACCAGGTGAGCGCGGATGCGCTGCTGCAGTTCGTACTGCCGGCGCTGCGGCTCGGGCAAGTCCGGCCCATCCAGCCACTGGGTTGCGCCCAGCTCGGCAGCTAGGTCGATGCCAGTGGCACGTTCGGCGGCTTGGTTGGCCCGAGTCGCGGCCAGCCGGCGCGCCATACCCATGCTACGGCCGGTGGCGTAAAGGGCGCGGAACACGCGGCCAGCACTCACGATTTCATCAGCAGCAACGTGCGAAGCCATCGGCACCACGTCCTGCTCCGGTTCGGCGGCGGGCATCATGTAGGCGCCGTGCTTGCGAATGCTCGGCAGCACCTCGGCGGTCACCCACTTCTTGAAGCGCTTAGCCTCTGCCTTCCGGCTACGCAGGATCAGTGAGTAGAGACCGGACTCATTGATCAGGATCGGCTTGCGACCCGAACCCGAATACTGTTCGTGTTCGCGCTTTTCATCATCGTCGAGACCAAGCAGCGCCTTATTGGTGTCAGCGAGCCCTATCGAGCCGCAAACATCCACCGCCACCCACCACGGCTCGCCATCTACCAGCACCACCCGAACGGCAGTGCCATCAAAGGAAAACTCGATAGGCAGGCTCATTGCTTCGCCTCCAGCATTCCGTTCACCGAGGCGTTCACCAGTGCCAGGGCGCTTTCCATCAGGTACACCACCGCCCAAGACCGAGGGTCGGAGGCCTCCATCGCTACATCCACAGCATCATGGTGCGCAGCTCCCAACAGCGCAGAGGCGCGCTCTAGCGCATCGGTCACTGCTACGTTTGGCATTACCTCGAACAACTCGGCGCAACGCGTACTGCGGTTGCCAGACTTCGGGGTCAGGATTTTGGCTTTAGCTGGTACAGGCTTGAGCATGATGGAACTCCTACGATCAGTTGGAGTTCGTCCCATCTTCGCCAAAAGATGGTGACGAACCGTGCGCAGGTTGGCGAACCGGGGACGTAGGAACCCGGCAGACCTTTCGGTCTCCCACGCACGGCCCGCCATAACGCGGGCACAAAAAAACGCCTTACGGCGCCGTGCGCCTACATCTTCTCGGGTCGCCAAACCCGGCCGCTGAATTGGCAGCGGCACGGGCAAGGTAAACCCGAACCGCCAGCGCGTCAACGGTACAGTGATACTGTACCTACTAGCCCCTACCAACAAACAACGCTTGTTGCCGGTGCTGGCGATTGGCTACAGTCCGGGGTATCCACCACATTCGGACGTGACCGCTTCATGTATGAATTCCTTGCCAACCCACCTTGGTGGGTTGTTCTGATTCTCTCGATTGCCTTGGCAAAACTCTGGGACAGACTAGAGAACGGTGTGAAGTCGCTTGCCAGCTACTGCATGACGCACGCAACCGGCAAGTTCAAGCGCTTCCTTATGGGCCGCAAGATCAAGCATCTGCGAAAGATCAAAACAAGCCGCTTCAGCCAGCTCACAATCATTCGCCTCACCATCAAGAGCTATACCTACCTGTCCCTGTTCATTCTTTGCGGGCTTGTTGGTTTGCTCGCGACCTACGCCCTACGGGCAGTCATTCCACAGCACGCCAATATCCTCACCCCCGCCCTAGCCTTCATCATGTGCACAACACTTCTGTTCGAAGTGCTCTGGCTGCACACGTCGAGCCGAGTGAGCGATCTGATCAAGTACAACCGAAAGATTCGAAGACGAAACAAGGCTATAACTTTAACCCCATCGCCCTCAGCTTCGCCTAAACGCAAGAGACTCAACAGCATTCTTCAAACGGTTTTAGACAAGTTCTCTTCAGAACCGCTGGCTACAAAAACCGTGATACTTAGCTATGAACCCTATCAAAAAGCGGAAGCCACCACAGCCGCATTGGACCTATCAGCAAAAGGATACAGAGTTCAGCATCTCAAAGATGAAGCCACATTGATGGTTCATCGCGATGGAACAAATAAGTAATCATTAAGCAGCAAGGTCAAGGAGCGGACATGCCATCAGCCAAGCCAGATAAAGCCAAGATCAAAGCTGCAGCACGAGCACGAGATTGCGAAGAGGTGCGGGACTTCTTCACGCCTATCAAAGAAGCTGCTCAACTGGCCGTCTCTGACGGCGCTCTCACCCAGTCGAGAGCAGCCAATTTTGAGCTTCTTCTTTCGGCCCACCCGTACCTGGACTTCTTTCCCTACAACATCCTGCGAGATGCGCTGCATCAGGCGACTGACAGCGGTTGCTGGGAACCAGTTGTTGAGCGCGACCTGTTGGTACTGCTCACCACCCTATTCGCTGAACGCTATGACGGCTTTCCGCTTCAGGATCTGGTCAAAGCCGACCTTCCAACTTTTGGTGATATTTACCCGCAGCTTTTCGATACGCCTCCCGCCGACTTTGCTGTAACCGGAAAACTCTGCGACTTCACCGGCCCATTCAAAGATCGCTCCCGCCGCGAATGCTATGCCCTGGTCGACGCACTTGGCGGAACACCATCCGATATGGGGTGGTACACCGACTGTCTATTCGTGGCAGATGAGCACTTCCATAAGCGTGCGATCTCTAGCGGCCTGGAAGCTGCCGTGTTTACGCGAATGCGGCAAGGCACCCTCCGCATCTACCGGGAGAGCGTGTTCCCTAACTGCAAACCTGCTACTACAGAATAAGGGGTCAATGATGGAACCGCTCAGCACCACCACCGCACTGGCCTCGATCATCGGTCTGATCGGGCAATTTAAATCCGGCCGCGACAGCACCAAGAGCCAGGACTTCAACGAGTTCATGCAGTGGTTGGCCGAGAGTAACCATGCCGAACTCAAGTCCCTGATCGAGGCGAACCACGGCACCACGATCAGCATCAAGGCCATCCTGCATCAGAGCCAAGAGGCGCTCAGCGAAAGCCTGAGCCGCATCGATAATGCCTTGGCTGCCATCACTACCGCCCTTGCCGGTTTTGGCGAACTGAGCAAAAGCATCCGGCCCGAGGCTGTTCTTTCAGGCCAGGCCATAAGCGTGCTCCGGCAGATTGAAGACGCTAAAGCCAGCAAGGTACTGCTCGTTCAGTACCTCGACTCCGGTTTACATCTTGTGCTGATGGATGGTTCAGGAGGAGGCCTCGACATCCCAGAGCCCCGCTTCCTTGAAGCGGATATGACCGCACTGACCAACGCCCGACTACTGATCCCCGGCAGGAACTCCAGCGGCAAGCCAATGTGGACATTCACCAGAGAGGCAGCGGCCTTCGTTGCCTCTCTACCAACGTGACCAAGCGTGCAACCGTTTGCACCACCCAACAAAAAGCCCCGCATTTGCGGGGCTTGTTCTATGCCGACGACGGTTTCGTCAGCGTCTTGTAGGCAGCGGAGATAGATACCCACATCATGGCAAACCCTCCAATGAGAATTGCATGCTTCTGATCATGCAAGACTCCGAGGTCAGCTGCTACTGACTTATAGGTGAGCCACATCAGCGCTATCGCTGCGACCACTCCAAAGCAGGCGGTGGCAATAGTAAGTGCATGGGTGAGGTCTGGGCTTAGCTTCCTCCTATGGCAGATGAGGAAATAAATACCCAGAACGAGCGAAGCCAGAATTACTGACCAGCCTATCCTGTCTACCTCCATGACATCGCCAAGAAAATCGAACTGCATTCCCTGCCTTGCACCTTAGGCTCGTCGTGTAGCCGCCAGACCCAAAATCACGCCAAGCAAAGCGCCAAAAATCGCACTGCCGGTGCCAGGGTAAATCATGTTTGCAGCAGCCGCGCAACCGACTGTTGTGGCGATCATAGTCACATCCATAGCCCTGCCGAGCGATCTACGCATCCGCACACGCCTGTAGTGTTTACTAGTCATCTCGCCTCCTAACCCCTACTTACCCACAGACTTATCCATAGCTTCTGTGGAAAACAATAGGGCGCGCATTATCCATGCGTCAATGCGTAGGTCAACGCGCCAAAGCCCAGCAAAACCAAGGATTTTCTGTCAAAGCCACGTAGCACGGGCCTTAAGCCGGCCTAGCGGGAAACGATGATATTTTTCTATCTTTTGTTGCCACGTATGAAAATGTGTTGCCACCCGCGGAAAAACCACCCCATTCCCGAGAATCTTTCTCGATGACTATCGGCCGCCTCGGTGCAATCGTTTGCACCGAGGCGGCGTCCGATCACGCCGCCTTATCCACCAGGTTCATTTCGCAGAACTTGGACAGATCGGTGGCGGTGACCAGCGGATCGGCCAACAGCTCGGCCGGGCCTTCCAGGCGCAGGTACTCCTGGCCCAGCACCGGCAGCTCGCTGAGCAGGCCGAACTTGGCGCGCCGCACCACCAGACTGTAGGGCTCGCCGCTCTGCGCGTCGTTGAGGCCGGCGATAAGCAGCTCCAGCTCGACCTGGCTGCCGTTGAGCATCTGCACGGCGCTGGCTTTGCGCTTGGTGTAGGTGAGCTTGACGCCGGTATCGTCGATGTTGCTGTTGGCGGTGACGATGATGCCGTGCGGGGTCAGCAGGTAGTCGGCGCTGGCCTGCAGCGCGACATCGCCAGCCGTTTTCACGGTTACCGACTGGGTGAGATCAGGCAGGTGCTTGAACGGGATCAGCTCCCCCTCGACACCCGCGCTAATGCGCAGCTCATCGGTAACGGTGCCCGCAGCCACGGCGACAACGGTGGAGCGCGTCGAGCGCGCCAGGTTGGTCGCGGTCATGTCGTACATGCCGATGGTCGAGGTCACGTCCGTGACGATCTCGCGCACGTTGCGGTTGCCACCGCCGCCACGGAAGTTGCGCAGGGTCTGGCGGTCGCTGGTGAAGCTGATGTTGAAGGTGTCGCAGTTGCCGATATCCAGCAGCGGATCCTGAGACTGGTAGGCGCGAGCGTAGATGATGCCCTCGCCAATGAACGAACGGTCGATCTGAGCCATGGGACTCTCCTAATGATCGTGGGGTTTGCGGGAGGGACGGTTACTTGGGCTCAGCGGCCGGCTTTGCTTCTGGCTCAGCGGCGCTGGCCTTGGCCTTCGCGCCGACCAGATAGCCGCGTTGCTTGGCGTGCTCGGCTACATCTTCGTCGACGGTTTGCTCGCCTTTGGCGACGTGCTGCACCTTGCCGCCCTTCTGGTAGTTGAAGGGTTTGGCTACGTTGATCTTGGGCATGGGGTGTTCCTCACTTGAACAGCTGCACGTAGGGGATCTGTACCGGCATCACCTGGGCAGCCCAACGCCGGCCGTTGCGCGGCGCCATGGGGGTTTCGGGTTGGAAGGCGCCCTGCTGGACGCCCGCTTGTTTGAGGCCGAGCTGTTTGCCGGCGAGCTGCACCTTCACAGCCAGGCGCCCCGCACGCAGCACGGCGAGGTAATCGCGCCGCCGGGTCATCAGGACGATGTTGACGGTGAGTCGCTCGCGCACGCCGTTCGATGTCTGTCGTTCGACTTCCTCAGTCGTGCCGGGCTGCAGGATGATCAGGTCCTCCGGCAGACCTTCGTCGTCGGCATCGATCACGCGCAACACGTCATCCTCGATCACCTCGGCGCCGAAGCTCGGCACCTGGGCGAGCAATACCTTCAGCTCGTCGAAAATCGCCGACTGCATGTCGATGGGTTGGGTCATGTCAGGGCACCACGTAGAGGGTGATCATGTGGCCGTCATCGCGCTCGATGCCGTCGATGTGCCAGGTTTTGCCGTCCATGACGAACGCGCCTTGGCGGTCGAAGGGTTGCAGGTAGCGCTTCTGCACTTCGTGCGTGCGCACCCGATCAACCGCCCCCTCGCTGAAACGCTCGACGTCCTTCTCGACGATCACCGGCACACCTTCCGCCAGCACCTGGCCGGAGCGGCTCAGGTACGTGGCGGTGCCATCGCTGAGGCTGTCCATCACTGCATCGTCGAGCGCGGTGATGCAGTCTCCAAAGTTGGCCATGGTCAGATGGTCAGCTCGCGCACAGACGCCGGACGGGTGCACAGGTGCAGCGGGTTTGACTGCGCCTCACCTTCCACACCCTTGCCGTACTTCATCATCTCCAACTTGGAGTAGTACGGCATGCCCTCGGTGTTGACCGTCTCCATGTAGTCGGCCGGCGCGAAAGCGCTGATGAACAACTCCGGCACGCCCATGGGCACTACGTGCGCACGGTCATCGGCCACGAACGGGGTTTTACCGATCTTGCCCTTGTAGCGCTCCCAGGTGATGCCACCGTACTCGAACGGCACGCGACGATCACCCATCAACTGCGCGGCACCCTGCCAGTTCAGGTAAGCCTCGCGCACGCTCTTGTGAGCGATCAGCTTGGCCCAGAGCACTTTGCCGCAGTAGGCATGCGCGCTGGTGCTGGTGATGTTGCCGAGTACATCGTCCTGGGCGTCGAGGATCTCGGTGCACTTGGCCGACACGTCGGTATCGGGGTTATCCAGCTCCAGGCTGAAGACCTTGGGCCGGGTAATGTCGAAGCGCTGGAAGATGTCGAACAACACACTCGAGCCATCGGCATCCACCACCTTGCCCTTGATGGCGCCAATGCGCTGGAACTCGTGGGTGAGGTCGAGCTGGCGGCGGGCCTTCTCAATGCGCTTGTTGACGTAGGCCTGAACTTGCATCAACTCGGTCAGGCTACCGCTCGCGCGGATGCCCTGAATCTCGTCCGCCAGGATCTGGAAGGTTTCCGGCAGGTGCACGGTGTTGAACGGGATCAGGTCGCGCTTGTTGCCGGTAACCACCTGGCCAGTTGCTCCACGCGGGGCGGCCTTGACCAGTTGCAGGGTCATGCCGTCCTTTTCGATTTGTACGACGGTACCGGTGACGCCTTGCTCTTCGAACAGGCCTGCCGCAGCAATCTGCCCCGGCAGTACGTGGTCGTCGTTGATGACGGTGAGCAGCGCGTCAACGCTGAACGCCTCGTCTTGGAAAATGCTGATTTCGGCCATGTTGGGCTCCTAGAAATGCGAAGCCCCGCAGGTGCGGGGCTTGGGGTGTTGGGGTTGATCCGGTTGGCGGTCAGGTGCGAATGACGATGCCTTTGGCCAGCAGGTCGGCGCGGCCGTTGGCATCCAGGCCGGTGAGCAGGCTTTCGATCACCTCGGCATCACGCATCACGCCAACGGCGCGCACGTCGTTGAGGGTGGCGTCCACCGAGGCGAACAGGATGCCGCTAGCGGCGCGGCGACCATCGTCGGTACCGTCATCGTCGTAGGCGGTGTATTCACCGAGGTTGGCTTTCACGGTAAGGGTGAAGCCATCGCCTTCAGCGAAGTCGGTGGAACCGTCACCCAGGGTGAAGGTCAGCCCGCCACCGGTGAAGGCCTGGCCGACGGTGCCCTCACCCACCAGCGCACCGGTCGGGTCGACCAGCTCGAACTTGCCGCCGTTGGCTGCAGCCTCGTTGATGGTGAGCAGGTAGGCGCCGCTGATGGCCGCGCTGGTTACGGTCACGGAACCGATGGTGCCGTTGCCGGTGTTGCCGGCATCGGCGGCTGTGGTGAGTGCGTTAGCGGCGGTGATCAGGGCGATCAGCGTGCCTGCCTTGAGGATGCCGGAGCCGGCGGCGATGACCACCTCCTCGCGGCTGCGGGTGCCGTTGGCCTCCGAGAGGAGGAACTCGCCGGTGTAAACACCTTCAGTCTTGATCATGCTTTGTTTCCTCCTTTCGAGGCGTTATTGCGGCGGCGAGCGTAAACCTCATTCGCCGTTGGTGGCTGGTGGGCGCCGGCCTGGGGGCCATCGTCCACCGGGGGTAGGTTGCTGATTTCCACCTGGCCGCTGTTGGCGGCCAGCTTCTCGAACAGCTTCGCCTTGGCCTGTTCGCCGGTCAGGCCGGCTTCGATCAGTGCCTGGGCGTCATCCGGGCGCTTGGCAACTAGGCAGGCAGCGCGAACGTCCTTGGCGCGGTTGAAGTGCGTTTGCACCGCGTCGGCACTGGCCAGGCCGCTGGCCTTGATCAGGTAGCTGACGCAGTTGCTCAGGCCGGCCGAGGCGCAGTCCGCCGCCAACTTGGCGGCCAGTTCGGCGGCTTCCGGGGTGGTCGGTACCGGATCGGGTTCGGGATCCGGGGTTGGGTCAGGCTCGGGGGGCGGTGCTGGCTCAACTTCGCCCACCAGGCGCAGCGCTGCCTCAGGCACGTTGCGGTAGCGGTTGAGGATCTTGCCCAGCGCAGCGTTGTTCACCAGCGGCGCAACCTCTCCGAACACCTCGTCGACGAAACCATGGGTCTTGGCCTCGCTGGCTGTGAGCCAAGTGGTGTCGTTGATCATGCGGCGCAGCTCGGCGTCATCGATGTTCAGCGCGCGGTGCTGGTAGCTGGCGACGATGCCCTCGAAAGCCTTGTCCATCATGTCGGCCATCTGGCGCAGCTCGTTGCTGTCGCCGGCCATATACGTCCACGGGTTGTGGATCATGAACATGGCGTTGTCGGCCATACGCACCTTGTGCGCCCCACACACGGCCACGCTGCCGGCGCTGAAACACGCACCGTCGATCTGTCCGGTGCAGCGCTCTCCCAGTGCTCGCAGGGCGTTGTGAATGGCGATGCCATCGAAAAGATCGCCACCAATGGTGTCGAAGTGCACCAGCACGTCAGACACGCCATCGTCGATCTCTTTCAGATCGCGGATGAAGTCGCCCGAGGTGACGCCCCAGAAGCCGATCTCCCCGTAGATGTAGACCTCGATCGGTTTGCCGCCCTCCTCGCCGGCCGCCTGGATGCTGTACCAGTGTTCGGCGTTGAGGTCGGGCGTGCCTTCAAGGTTGAGCATGCGCGGCTGGGCGAAGGCGTCGATGCCCAGGCCGCCCAGCATGACCGCCAGCGCCAGGCGGTTGGTCATCTTCTTCATGGGGTTTCCTCTTTGTCACCAGCCGTGAGGGCCGTGTCGGTGGTGTAGTCGAGCCCGAGCTGCTTGGCCCGGGCGTTGTCGGCGGCGTTTTCCTGGTCGATGACCTCGGCGTCGTAGCCCTTGCCCAACGCATGCTCGCTGCGGCTGGCCAGCCCGCCCTTGATCTCCAGCAGCTTGCCCTGCACGTCCTGCACCGGGTGGATGTAGGCCCAGCCGTGCGGGACCCAGCGTGTGCGCAGGTAGTCGCGACGTTTGGCCTGGTAGTCCGGCAGTTGGATAGCACCAGAGAGCCACGCAGCATCAAGCCAGGCGGCACGAACGGGCTGGCAGAGCTGGAACACGTAAACGCTGAACTGCAGTTGCTCGATGCGGCGGCGGAACTCGTTGAGCAGCACGCGCAGTACGCGGTCGCTGATGTCCGCCATGTCGCCGGTCAACAGCTCGTAGGGCAGTTCGATACCCGCCGCTGCCGCCATCAGTTGCTGCTTCATGAAAGGCACGTAGGTATCGCCGGCACCTGGGGGTTCGGAGAACACAACCTCCTCGCCTTCGAGCAGCTCCTGCATGGTGCCCGGCTCCATGGCCACCATCGGCGTGCCGTCGGAGTCCTTAACGACGGGCTTCCCTGTGAGGGGGTCAATTTCCGGTGTGACCCCTTCAGGCCGAGGCTTGGTGATGAAGCCGGCGAAGAGGTTCGCCAACTCCTGCCGGAACAGCACCGCGTCGTCGTAGTTGTCCAAAGACTTGAGCCGTAGCAGCACAGGCGCCAATCGCGGAATGCCGCGTAGCTGCCCGCCTTCGAGCGGCTCGAAGATGTGCAGCACCTCGCTGGCCGGGATGCGGTTCAGCGTGTTGTAGCTGGTGCCCAGCGCGCGGGCGTCGCCGGGGTGGTTCTTCCACATCCAGTACGCCACGCGGCGGCCCACCTGGTCGAACTCGATGCCGGCCCGTACCACGTTGCCGCGCCGGGTGACGAAGTTGCGATCCAGCGGCACGAACTCGGGTGGCAGGATCTGCAGTTGCAGCGGCACCGCCAATCCGTCCTCGGCTCGACGGTAGCGCAACCGCACGAAGCACTCGCCGGACTCTTCGACCATGCGGGCGATCAGTGCCTGCTGGCCGTAAAAGTCGGTGAGGTTGTCGGCGTCGGACTCGTCCGTCCAGTCGCTCCAGAGCTGGTTGATGGCACTACGTAGCGCGTCATCCTTGATCTGTGCACGCGGCGTGATGCCGGTGCCGATCAGGCTGCTCACGCGTTTGCCGATGCCGCTGGCAGCCCAGGGGTTATTGCGCACCGCCGCCTTGGAGCGCTTGCGCAGCGCCGGCAGGGCGGGAATGGCGATGGTGTTCAGCGCGGCATCAGGGGCGTCCCAACTCTGCGCGCGGCGACCATGGCCGGCGCCTTCGTAGCTGTTGACCACCTGAAGCCGCACTGGCTTGGCTCGAACTCGATAGCCCATCACGCCCCCTTGCCACGGCTGTACAGCCGGATTTGCCGTGGCTGGCCGGCGCGGGACTCGCGGGCTACATCAGCCTCATATTGCGACTCAAGGTCACGCAGGCTTTCGAGCCGCGCCCTATCCAGCCGCCGGTCACCTTTGCTGACGCTTTGGCCTTTGCTCAAGATGTCGCTGATCGCCGCCCGGACCTCATCCAGGCGCTGTTGTGCGCTTGCCATGGGCAGCCCTCACGTCATCGTTTCAGGTAGGCGCTGCGGGATACCCGGCGCGTTGGTGGTTGTGGTGTTGGCTTCGGCAGCGGCGGGGTGGCTGCCTTCTCGGCATCCTCCTGCAGGGCGGTGACGTTGCTGCTCGCGGCTGGGTGCGCAAAAAGGCTTCCCTGACTCACCGCAGCGCGCAGCTTGCTCCATTCGCCCTGGTGGTAGCGGTGCAGCCCCAGGAACTGGGCGGCGGCCTGGTTGTAAACCAGAAGGTCGAGCACTTCGTTGCGCTCGGCCTTGCCCTTTACCCAGACGGTGCGCTTGTAGCCCTTCACGTAGACGGTGATTTTTCGCTCTGCCACGGCCTGGTCGTAGAACTCGTCGGGCAGGTCTGTCGAGAAGTGCAGTGCGCCAGGGCCATCGGCGAACGGGTAACGGTTGTAGATCCAGTCCTTCGCCGTGTCGGTACCGATGATCCAGAGTTCGGCGCCCTGCTTCTCGGTTTGGCCGTTGTACGTCACATCGACTTTCGAGGGCCGCTGAGCCAGCACGGGCCGGCCTGGCTTGCTTGCCCCCTTCACCGCGAACACTTTCCGCCAGCGCCGCAGCCGGGTGAACTGGTAGACCTCATCGGTGTGGTGGCCACCGGAGTCAACCGCTGCAGCGCAGATGGCCAACTCGACACCAGAGGCGTGGCGGTACCGGCGCTTCAGTTGTTCGTCCAGATCCAGCCACGTGCGCTGCAGTGCTGGGTCACCCGGCACGACAACGTAGTCGACCACCCAGCGCTCCAGCCCCTCGCCCCAGCCGATCACCAGCATTTCCAGGCGGTTGTGCTGCACGTCGACAGCCGCGGTGAGGATCAGCGCACCTTGCGGCACCGTACCCAGGCGATAGTCCTCGGCCCGGGCTTTCAGCTCGCTGGCCTTGGTCATCTCCTGCGCGGCGTCCCACACCAATGCCAAGCGGGTGTTGTAGAACACCTGCATGGGTTCGTTGTCGCCACGATCAGAGGCCACCTTGGCCTTGTCGTACTGCTTGGCCAGGCTCTGCCAGGACAGCCAGCCCAACGGCGAATAGAGCGCGTTGAGGTGGAAGCCCACGGTCTCGCCGTCGCCCTTCGCCGTAGCGCGCCACTCGCCAGCCAGCAGCATGGCCGTCTTGTGGTGTTCCTCGATCAGTGCGCCGCACTCGGCGTTGCTGCAGAGGTAGTCGACGCGCTTGTAGTCGTCGGTCCACTTGAGGTTGGCCCACTCCAGCACCTGATGCTGCCCACAGTGCGGGCACGGCACGAAGTAGCGGCGCTTGTCGCTCTGTTCGTACAGATCGTCAATGCGCGAGGCGCCTTTGATCGTCGGCGAGCTGGAGAAGTAGAACTTCGCCTTGCGGCCGAACGTGGTGCCGCGCGCTTCAGCCAGCTCAATGGGGTCGCCTTCGCTGTCTACGTCGACGTCCCAACGGTCGATCTCGTCGCCGTAGATGTAGCGCGCAGCCAGCTCTGCCAGGTTGGCGGCCGAGCCGGCGGTGGTGCAGTACAGCGTGCCGCCTTCGAATTCCTTGGTGTCGAGGGTGTTGCGGGCATCGCGTGAGCGGGGCTTGGCCACGCGCTTGCTGAGTTCCGGCACCGCCTTGATCGTTTTGTCGATCCGGCTGGAGACCCGGCGGGCCAGCTTCTCGCTCGGCAGCAGCGCCAGGATGTTGGCCGGCGCCATGTGAATGTTGCCGCCGATCCAGTTGAGCGCGATCTGCGTCTTCATCATCTGCGAGGCGACCATGGTCACCACGCGCTTGCAGGGGTGCAGCGGTGACAGGCAGCGCATCGGCTCGCGAGCGAAGGGCGTGCGGTCGGTGTGGTACTTGCCGGGCTCGGCGGCGCCGGTGTCCTTCGGGATCCGCTGGTACTCGTCGGCCCACTGGTCGATCCACAGTTCCGGATCGAGCTCCAGGCCTCGGTGATATGCCGCCCGGTACGTGGCAGCACCGTCGGCATACGCGTGTTGCATGGCTAGTTCGGCTCCTTCGCCCCCTGTTCAATCTCGGCGTCGAGCTGCACCAGGCTGGCGGCATCCTCGAGGACGCCTCGCAGCAGCTCGGTGAGCTTGCGTTCCATTTCCCAGGTGTCGGTGATGGCGATCAGCTCGCCAGCGATCTTTGGCGGCAGACCGAGGATCAGGTCGCGCAATGTGCGCGCGGTGTTGAATGCAGCGGTGTCGACAGCCTTGCGCTCTACCAGCTCGCCGCGTCCCTTGAGGAACTCGTCCTCGGCCAGCTTGGCGAGGTAGTACTCACGATGAGCCCTGGCCTTCTGATAGTCGGGGGCTCCTGCGGATGGCAGGGACTCGGCGGCCGGGGTCAGGTGGGCGTGCACGCCCTTCTCGACGCGCCCTTGCTGGTGCCGCTCGGCGACTGCGGCCTTGCTGGGGTCAGCGGTCTCACTCAACAGAGCAAGCGTTTCCTCGACGAGTACCTGCTTACCGTCTTCGGTCAGTACCAGCCGCCCTTGGGCTGCCAGCTTCGACACATAAGGCCGAGACCAACCCTGGCTATCCGCGAACTCTGACTTCTTCATGACCGTCATGAATTCACCTATTAACCAGAATTACCCCGGGGATTAACCGAATTAACCCCAATTAACTAACTCTCAACCCCACCCACTAGCGCGAGAACGGGGCTCGAATTACCCTTGCCACCCTCGCCAAGCCAGGGGCCCCCGGCCGTTTTTTAAGGCCAGAGCCCTCCACCTGTTTCGGCGCTTAAAAAAATAAGAGTTTTGTAAATTTACAAAACCTCAGCGGCGCCGCCGGGTCGGCAGGCTGGGCAGCCGACCGGCCAAGGCATCAACGATGGCCTTGTCGATGTTCGCTTCGAGCTGCGCGTCGTTCTCTGCGACCCGGCGCACCACGTCATGAAACTTGAAGCGCTCGCGGTACTGCGGTTGGCGCACGAAGGCGAGCACCATCGACACGTTCTTGCCGCGCCGCTCGGCAATGCCGATGGGCGTCTTGCCGCGCTTCATCACGAAGAACGCCAGCGCGTGGCCCTTCCGCAGGGAACGCCGGCTATCGGTCGCAGCGTTGTCCGAGCCCGATAGCTTCATCGCCTTCAGGCCCGACAGGATCTGCGTCATGTGTCCCTTCTGGATGTTCCCGTAGGCATCCAGCCGAGCACCGGCCGCTGGCACTACGAAGCGACCAGCCGGCAGAATCCCTGACTCACGCAGATACTTCTCCGACCGCCGCGTGATCCGCTCACCACCCTCGACTTGCGGTAGCAGGTAATCCTCGGCACTGAATGGATTCTTGCCCGTGCCCTGATCCTGCACCCACACCGCCGCTTCAGGGTCAGCCGATGGCTTGGCGTGAATGATGCGGATCGAGTTCAACACCCAAGGCGTTGGCCTGGGGTTGAACACATCTTCCATCTCAGCCCGCAGCGCGATGCGCGCCTGGTTGGCCGTGTGGTTCAGTGCATCGGCCAGCGCCCGGGGTGCAAGTCCATCGCCCAGCTTCTGGAGGGCGGCCAGCGCATCGTCCAAGTCGCGGGCGTTAATGCTGCCTTTCACTCACCTACCTCACGCGGCGGCACATCGCACACACCAGCCCGCTTCGCCAGCCAACGTTCGTACAGCCCGCTTGCCACGTCGGCACCCATGGTAGCGACCACGAAGCCGATAGCCGCTGCGACCAGCACATGCGCACCCGCCGCCCAGATCAGCAGCAGCGTACTCAGGCCGAACACCACCGAGGCACCGGCCCGCAGAACAACCCGGTAAACCAGTTCCCAGCCGCGCAGCCCTGCCTTGTCTGCTCGCCACATCTCACCGCTGAATCCTGCGACGATGGCGATAACCACCACTACCCAGATGGGCAGCTCGGCCAGTGCCTGCTGTTGCTCTTGAGTCATCACCGCACCTCACCGGCCAGAAACAAAAAGCCCCGGCAACTGCCGAGGCTCGAATGGGTAGCCCGTCCCTGGGCAAGGCGCCACGACCACCGGAGCGCCATAAACAAAAAACCCGGCGCGGTGGCCGGGTTTGCTATCAGAGGGTGGCGTCTCGCGCACCTCTCCGAACGTGATTGATTTATACCCCTCCAATCTCATGGCAGCAAGCGGGACGCGCTGCCACCCCCGCAATCAGCGGCCACGCACCGGAAAAAAACGGACATATACCGTCGCTGGCTACAGCGCCGCAGGCCAACGACCCACCAGCCCCACCACTGCACCAGCAGGCAGGACGCAAAACCCCCAGCAACAACGGGGCGTTGCCCACCGTCCCACTTATTTTTCCCTTTCTCGTGTATAGAGAGAGATTAATTAACGCTGCGCGTAACGCGCGCGCGTGCTCCTGCCTGCCCGCCTCATGTGCGGGTGTGTGTAGGAAGTGGGACGGAGAGACAAGCCCAGCACGGGCGCGGGCTGTAGAAGTCCCGCCAGCAAAAACGCGAGCGGGACAAGCCGGGGCGGTGCGACAGATCACGCCGCCCGCTCCAGCAGCATACCCGCAATCGACACATGCGCGTCATGCAGATAACGATAGAACTGCGCGCGACTGCACCGGCAAGTCGCATACTTCTGGCTATCCATCCGATGCGGGTCACGCACCAGATAGTGCTCACGCACCACCACGGCAAGCTGCGCGTCCAGATGCTTGTTCACGATCAGCTCGATATCCGCACTGTACGGCAACAGCATCCGCGAGCCACCGCCCTTGGCGCGGATCAACTCGCCCTTGGTCGCCATCAGCTCGGCAATCATGCTGCCACCCGAGCCGCCACCACTGCCCGGCCCACCATGCATATCCAGCGCCCACAGCTTAAGCATGTCATCCATTTCGGGGATCAAAATGCGGCCTCCCTCTGCACGGGCTTGCCGCCCTTCTTCCAGTCATCCGGCCGCACGTACACATACCCACGCGATCCAGTCGGCCGGTCTGGCTTGCTCTGCCGGCGCCGAGGCCACTTGAGCCGATGCATGATCTTGCCAACCCGCATCTGCTCGGGCTTGCCCCAGTGGCTCGGGTCGATGTTCAACGCCTTCTCAAGGATCTGCGCGCCCGTCACGCTCTCGCCGGTATTCGGCTGCTGCAGGTACGCAATGATCGGCTCCTCCCACATATCCGCCTGATAGCGCTTGTCCTGCTCAGCCGCGAACACCTCGGCCTCGTCCCGCTCCACCCACCAAGGATGGCCCGCGCGATAACACGCTACCGCCTCGGCCCAGAGTTGATCACGCTCGGCCCGCAGGCCGTCCAGCGCCACCTTCGTGCACATCACCGGCCAATAGCGCCGGTTCCCGGTGTCATCCTTCAGATATTCGTCTTGGTTCGTCGTACCCACGAACACGCACTGGCGCGGCACATCCAGCACCCTGCGTCCGTAGCTCTCCCGGTACGTATCCACCGAGGCCGAGAAGAACTGCTTGGCCCGCGTCGACTCAGCCTTGTTGAACGCATCCAACTCGCCCAGCTCCACGATCCACTTACCCCGGATCGCCTGATACCCATCCTTGTCGCCCAGGTTGAACGGCGTATCCATGAACCAAAGCCCGCCCAGGATCGACATCGACGTCGACTTACCCGCGCCCTGCGCCCCTTCGAGGATCAGCACCGAGTCCGCCTTACAGCCAGGCTGGAACACCCGAGCCACCGCAGACAACGGCCAGCGCTTGCTCACCTTGCGCGCATACTCACCATCCGCCACACCCAGATGCCGCTGCAGCCACGTCTCCAGGCGCGGCGTACCATCCCACGTCAGGCCGTCCAGATACTCGCGCACCGGGTGAAACGCATTGTCATGCGCCACCGCGTTCACCGCCTCCACCACATGCGCCGTCTTCACCCGCAGGCCGTAGGTCTCGGCCAGCCAGTTCATCACCTTGATGTCATCGAGGTCGCTCCAATCCCCAGCGCTGCCCCCATACGGCGGCGTCCGCAGCTTTCGGATCTTCGAGCTGAACGAATCGAACGCAATCACCTTCCCCCAGCGGTCATCGTTCCCCAGGATCAACGCCACGTTGTACGGGTGAGCGATCATCCCGCCCTTCTCCGCATACTGCAGCTTCTCCCTCCAGGGCGCGTCATTGGCAGGCCGCACAACCGCCTCCACCTGGCGCTTCACCGCCTCCAAGCCCTCGGCGCAGTGCAGGTCATTGAAGTCCGTCCACCGGTCTTCACGCTCAATATCGAACACCGGCAGCACCACGCGGCCACCGGTGATGTGCGCCGCGTTCTCAGCTTTCACCTTGCCGGTATTGAACGGCTTGCCCTGAATCTCGGTCTTCCAGTCATCGTCGGCACAGAACACCAGCGGCCGGCCCGGATAGCGCACCCGCAGCCCCTGCGCCACCGGCAACAGGTTGCCCGCATCGAAGCACACCGCCACCGTCAGCGACGTCGCCATGTACAGGCTTGCGCCTGTCGCGTAACCCTCGCACACCAGAATGGTGTCACCTGGCTCCGGCTCCGGGCCGAGCAGATGCACCGCGCCTTCCTTCTCCAGGCCATAGGGCCAATAGGTTTTGTTCCGGCCCAGCTTCGGCACAACAGCCGGGTACAGCACCTGCAGGCCAACGATGTCCCACGTCTTCACGCTGCGCATCGGCACCAGGGCAGTGCCCGACTTCCGCTTGTAACGCAGCCCGAAGCCGCCGACGCGCTTGGCATCCAGATACGCGCAATGCCCCTTCTCCTCCAGATACTTCCAGATGCCAGCCGCCCGCCGCGCCGCCGTGCGGTGCTTCTTCTGCTCGGCCTCGGCCGCACGGCGCTGACCCTCCTCGGCGCGGGCCTTCATCACCGCCCGATCCTCGGCCGAAATCTTGCCGCCCTTTGGCTTGATCTTCTGCCAGGCGCCCTTCTCGCCCGAGCGCCAATCACCAAACGCGCCGCAGTAGAACGTCTCTCCCTTGCTGCCCATGTGCTCATAGATCACATACCAGCCCGTCTTCTCCGGCGCCTTGTCGCCCTCCACTTCACAGCGGGTGCGCTTGCCGATCACCAGCGGCGTTGTAGGGCGAAGATCAGCGGCCTGCAGCTGGGCCAGCACGTCGTCGAGTAGTTCGTGACGGTCAGTCATCGCCCACCCCCTTTCCGCTCCACCAACTGCTGGCAGTCGATGCACAGCAGGCAGTCATGCCCCACCAACGCCTGGCGGCGCTCAAGCGGGATCGGCGCATCGCACTCTTCACACCCCAGCCGATGCACAGGCGCCGCATTCACACGGGAAGCGGCGCGGGCCTGTTCGTGTACGGCGTATTCGTCCGCCGCGCGATCTGCGTTATCAGCCATCAGCGCGCCCCTCCTCATGCTTGCGGCGCACCACCGCGCCCAGCTTGAACACCCCCTGCACCAGGCGTTCGGACAACTGCTCGAACTCGGCCAGCTCGTCGCAGTTCAGGTGGTCATCTGCCAGCGCCTTGGTCAGATGATTGATCAGCTCACCCTCGCGCTTGAGCATGTCGCCCAGGCTGGCCAGCAGCGCCTGCGGCGTATCGGTGTCGCGTAGATCGCTGACATCCACACCCACCCAGCCAATCGGGTGCAGGATGGCGTCAACGATGCGCGGGTCGCGGGTCAGATCCAGCACCAGCTCAAGGTCATTGATGTTCGGCGTGTGCGTGCGGTTGGTCAGGGACAGCTTGTGATTGAGGGTGGTCGGGTTGACCTGGCCATCAACGGCGGCGATGGCGGTTGCGCCGCCCGGGTAGTCGTGCGCGGCATGATGCAGCGCTTGAGGCAGAGTCAGGATCGAACGCTTCGCGCGCTCGACACTGCTCCAGCGGGAACGGTAAGGCATGGCAGAACTCCCGAAGCCAGCCCGCAGGCCGCTTCATAGTCGTCAGGTGGTCGCATGCAGCCGGCGAACCGACCGCACCCCGGGCAAGGCCCGTGCTCCGCACAAGCCCTGCCCTTGCAGCTCGCCCGCTGGTGGTGGCAGCGAACGAACAACCCCAGGCGTCCCAGCCCAGGTACGGCGCGCGGTGGTGGCACGCGCCAGAGGCATGGCAGCCGCCGTAGCAAGCTGCCATTGGCCATGACGGGACGGGTTGCTATAGTCCACGCCATGGAGCCCCCTCGTCAGGTGGTCCATACGCCTGCTGATCTGTGGTGGAGAGGCAGGCAACACAGAGCCCTAGGGCTCTGGCGGCCACCGCTACAACGGCGGCCGGGAAACAGGGCGCCTCACGGCGCCTTTTTTCTAAGCGGCAGCCGGAACCTGTTCAGGCTCAGGCGGGAAAACGTCATCAAGCGAGCAGTCAGCACCCAGCGAATTGAGCGCCCGCACAATGGCGCGACACTCGGCGAGGCCCGGCACACGTCGGCCCGACTCATAGTTACTGACGCGCCCCTGCGACCAGCGAAGCTGATCAACAAGAGCGAGCTGCGAGATACCAGCAGCTCGGCGTATCTCGGAAATGCGGTTCATCTTGCGACCTCCAGTTGGTACGGCAAGAAACCTAACAACGATTCGTTGTTTTTGCAACACGTTTAGTCGTCACCGAATTAAACGGAGCGTGATATTTTCCCGATATGGAAAATCTAGGCACACGAATCGCACGCCTTCGCAAGGCAAAAGGCCTCTCTCAAACGCAACTCGGTAACGAGTGCGACTGGGAGAGAGGGCAGGCGCGCGTCAGCAACTACGAGAAAGGGCTGCGCGAACCAAACCTAGCCGACTTGCGCACCCTGGCCAGCGCACTCGACGTATCACTGATGGAGCTGATCGAGGGCACGCCTACGCAAGCAGCAGAAGCGCCCGCCACCTACGGCCACGTTCCTGATGCCACCGAGTACGCACTAGTACCTCAGTACACAGCACATGGCGCGGCAGGCAATGGCCAACTCAATGACCACGTAGAAGTTAAAGGCGGCCTCGTATTCAAGCGCGCATGGCTGTCCCGCATGCACCTCAGAGAGCGCAACCTGCACGTGATCTACGTGCAAGGCCACAGCATGGAGCCGACAGTCTGCGATGGTGATGTCGTGCTGCTCGACGAGAGCCAGACCCAAGCCCGCGACGGCCGCATTTACGCGCTACGCAAGCCAGATGGCGAACTGATCATCAAGCGCCTAATCCAGTCCCTGACTGGCGGCTGGATCATACGCAGCGACAACGAAGACAAGCGCGCCTACCCCGATCAACCCGTTTCAGATTCAGACCTAGAGCAGCTGTGCATCGTCGGCCGCGTTGTCTGGCATGGAGGCGCCCTGTAATGCCCGTCATAACACGCAGCATCACCAGCGAAATCCGCGCAGGCCTGAGCCGCGAAGAACTTTGGGAAGGCGAAGACAAAGGCTTGATTCGCTGCTGGGAAACAGGCCGAGAGCTGGCCAAGTCCAAGCCCGAGCTGGCCGAAGCCGCCAACAACGGCGAGCTGCCTGTCACCAACTGGAAAGGTGGCGTTAGTCGCACACTCAAGAAGCTGGAGAAGTTCGGCGCGCTCCAGTACCTGGCGCAATGGCAAGGCCTGCGCGGCGAAGACCTCAAGATAGATACCACCCAGGAAGCGACCATCACCTGCAGCAAAACCAGCATGGTGGTCACCTTTACAAGCGATATCAGCAAGCTGATCGACACCAACACGGAAGAAACCGCAGAGGAAGCAGACCATGGTCGACCTGCATCAGGAGTTCCAGAACAGTCGCTGTTTTCATGAGGCCCGGATCGACCGCAGATCCGCAGACGCGCTGATAGGGCTGGCGGCCGGTATAACGGCAGACGGCACCATCAACCAGCAGGAGGCCGAGTTCCTCAAGCGCTGGATTGAAACCAACCTTAACCACCTGGCTGACCCGGTGGTGAACATCCTCTATCGCCGCCTGGCCGACATGCTCAGTGACAACCTGCTGGACGCCGAAGAAGCCGCCGAGCTGCTCGACATGCTTCGCCAGTTCACCGGCCTTGAGCTCAGCAAAGCCCACCCTTTCCAGGCACCCACTACCCTCCCCATCGACCAGCCAGCACCCAGCATGCTGTGGGATAGCCGCCTATTCCTGTTCACCGGCGTCATGGCCTATGGGCCGCGCAAGGATTGCGAGGCACTGGTTACAGAACGCGGCGGCCTGATCGCGCCAAGCGTCAGCAAGAAAGTTCACTACCTGGTGGTTGGCAGCATCGGCAACGACCAATGGCTGCACAGCAGCTACGGCACCAAGATCAAGAAAGCCGTCGAACTGCGCGAAAGCGGCATCCCTCTGGCCATCGTGACCGAAGAACACTGGCAGAAATCGATCTTCGGCTAACCAATCTTGCGAAATACAACATTTCGTTGTTGACACACCAACAACAATACGTTTTATTTGCCTCGTCTCTCCACCACAGAGCCGAGGTAAACCATGTCTGCATCCCTTCACGCGCTCCCGTCGTGCCCGACCGAGCGCATCTTTGAACTTCGCCGCGCCGCCCAGTCGGCCGGCTGCCAGTTCTCCCGCGTAAAACCCAAGCCCCGCACCGCGCCGGCCCCCTTCGACCCGAACGATGGCGGGAGGGCTGCCTAATGAGCGCACCATCAATGCGCACCCTGCGCAAAGAGCAGCTGCTGAGAGCCATCCTGGGCCAGATCAAGAGCCTGCGCGAGTCCAGCAACCGCTTCACGGTCGATGATCAGTCTGGCCACTGCCACGGCATGATCTATGCGGGCTTCATTCTCGACGCCATCACTGATGATCAATACGACCGGCTTTCTGACCCGACCATCAGCGCGGCCTACTACCGCCGCATGGAGCAGGAGCAGCCGCCCTACACCTGGCGGGCCGCTCCGGCCAAGGAGGCCGCAGCATGAACTTCACCCTGCCCGAAGAAGGCCTGCAGCGCCTCGCTGCCCAGCTCAACCTCACCGGCACCTTCACCCACACTCTGCGCTCGGCCTACGGCGGCCATCAGCTACTGGCCCGCGTGCGCATCGAGCGCGGCCAGCCCAACACCGCCGTGCGCATCGAGATGGGCGACCAGGTGCACAGCCTCGACGTGCAAACCGCCCACCCCGAGAAGCACCTGCAGGTCGCTGACTTCATCGACGCCATTGCCAACGGCCGCGTAGACGGCGGCGAACTGGCCCCGGCCAGAGTCACCCGCCAGCCCCTGCTGCCCGAGCCGGCCGCACTGCTGGACGAAACCCAGCTGGGCCGGCTCAAGCACATGGTCCGCCACGGCGGCTTTGCCAGCCTCGAAACCGGCCACGAGCACCCCATTCACGTGGCCGTGCACCGCACCCGCCCGGCCGAGGGCGTGACCGTCATCGCCAGCATCGGCGCCGCACGCCCGCGCACCAAGTGCTTCACCGTGCGCGGCGATCAGCGCGAATGCCTCAAGCGCCTGATCAGCAGCATCGAGCACCTGCACATCATCGCCACGCCCCAGCGCGCGGCCGCAGCGTAGGAGGTCACATGAGCCATTCCCTCAAAGACACCGCAGAGCGCCTAGGCCTCAAGCATCGCGCCATGATGAAACTCATGCGCGAGAAGGGCTTGCTGGACCAGTTCAACCTGCCGGCCAACCCGGAACTGACCAAGCTCTACCTCGTCACCCGCGAGAACAAGTTCTACAGCGACACCAAGGGCTGGCGGTTCACCCGCACCACCCGCGTCACCAATGCCGGCCTGCCCTGGCTGGCCGACAAGCTCGGCATCCAGCGCCCGATGCCTGAGCCGCAGCAGGACCCGCGCGATGTCGCCTGACGCCCCGCTCCGGCCCCGCCAGTACGCAGCAGCCATCGTCGCGCTCAAAAGCAAAGACGAACGCCGCGCGGCACTGGAGCAGGTGCCGGAGCACCTTCGCGACCTCGTGCGCACCCAAGTCGAAATCGCCTGGAACCATCCACAGAGGAAAGACTGATGGACACCAAACTGATCGAAGCCCTGCTGATCGAGCTGCTGAAGCTCGGCCCCGAGCGCTTCACCCAAGACAAGATCCTGGCCAACCTCACCCTGGCCGCCACCGCGGCCGGCGTCTCCCTCACCACCGAAGGCAGCACCCTGCAGCGCGAGCACATGCAGCTCGCCGCCGCGCTGGAGCACCTGGCCGCCGACCTCGGCAGCCAGTACCGCGCCCGCGCAATGCTGCGCCTCGGCGCCGGGCTGGATGGCATCGAACTGGGCGCCGTCATCGAGCCAACCGACAGCACCGCGCCCCTGCCGCGCTTCGTCGCGTTCGGCTCCACCGCCCGCGCCACCCTTGCCGGCATCAACGCAGAGATCCGCAAGAGCCTGCAGCCGCACACCAAGCCGGCACCGCCGCGCATCGCTGGCCGGGTCAGCCTCAAGCGCCTGGCTAACCAGCTGGCTGACGACCAGGCGAACGCGGCATGAGCCAGGCCACCCAGCGCGAACTGCGCCTGCCGCCAGCGCCCCGCGCGCAGACCGTCGAGCTGCTGTTCCGCACCTTTGGCGACGTGCTGGTGCCGGTCGACCGGCTGCGCGAGCAGTACTTCGACAAGCTCAACGACGACAACTTCACCCGCGCCCTGCGTGAGCTGCGCGTGCTGCTGCCCGTCACCAAGCTCGACCCCAGCGCCAAGGGCACCAAGTTCGTCGACATCCGCCACCTGGCGGTCCTGATCGACACCCAGGCCGACGCGGCAGACGCCGAGCTGGCCGAGAAGATCAACCCGACAGAGCAAGAGGACTGAGCCATGGCACTCACCGCAAAGCTTTCAAGCGCCCAACACCGCGACCTAACGAACCTAGCGAAACGCCCGGACGGATATTTCGGGTCGTGTACCAACGCAACGATGAACGCGCTGGAGCGGCGCGGTCTGGTTGCCCTTGAGTGGAGCGGCGAATGGCCTCGCCGCGAACACAAGTGGCGAATAACCGAGGCCGGCCGGCAGCTAGTTGGCGTAGCCACTCCGCCGCCCATTCAGTGATTGATCCACCCAAAACCACCTGACAGCCGCACCCGCTGCCACCACCAGCGACCGGCCAGAACGAGGAGCACCACCATGACCACCCCGCAAATCTACGGCATCTTCGCCGCACTCAGCTGCGCCGCCATTGCCGGCTTTATCTTCTACTGCATCGGTCTGCGCGCAGGCCGTGACGCAGGCGAGAAGCAAGGCAAGGAACAGGCACGCGCGGCTTGTGAGGAACTACTGCAACACCGCATCGCAGAGGCCGAGGATCTGCGCAGCCAGCTCGACGCCCGCACCCGTGAGGCGATGACCCTGCGCAACAACATCAAGGCCGAGGCCGAAGACCACGCCAAGGTCGAGCGCGGCCTGCTCAACCGCCTGGCCGCAGCCGCGCCCCTGAGCGATGAAGACCACGCGGTGATGATAGCCGTAGGCGCCAAGCTGGAGCTGGCGGCCGGCACCTTCGCCGGCCTCGGCTCGCACGAACACGCCCGTTTTAGCCGCCACCTGATGGCCCAGGTGCTGGATATAGCCGACCGCATAAAAAAGGCCCAGGCCAACGCCCAGCCCCACCCCGACAGCGAGCTGATCGACTTTCTGGCCACCATTGCCAACTTGAAAGTGGGCGACGGCGAATGGTGCATCGAGCTACCGGTGATGTTCCAACCACACCGCAACGCCAGCATGCGGGAGGTCATTCGCCACTACCAGACAGAGCTGGAGAAGCTGGAAAACGAGTACGAAGAAACCCAGGAAGCCGCACGGGACATGGAGGACGCAGCATGAGCTTCATCATCACCCGCAACGCCAAGCGCGTCGACCTACTCGAACCCGCCGCCCACATGATCGACCCGGCCGATATCGCCTGGTCGCTCAGCATGCAGTGCCGTTTCAACGGTCACGTCAAAGCCTTCTACAGCGTCGCCCAGCACTGCCTCGTCGTCGCCGAGCTGGTGCCGCCCCAGCACCAGCTGGAGGCCATGCTGCACGACGCCACCGAGGCCTATGTAGGCGATCTGGTCAGCCCGCTAAAGCAGGCCCTGCCCGAGTACCGCCAGATCGAAATGCGCGTATGGCACGCCATCTGCCACCGCTTCGACATCGACCCGGATCTGCCGCCGTGCGTGCATGACGGCGACCTGATCGCCCTGGCCACCGAGAAGCGCGACCTGATGGCCGACCACCCCGACGCCTGGCCATGCCTCACCGGCACCAACCCCGCCGCGTTCCGTATCAAGCCCATGACCCAGGCCGATGCCTGCCAGGCCTACTTCAACCGCCTGATGGAGCTGCTGGCCACCACCCACCGCGCGAGGGCTGCCGCATGAGCTGCGAACAGTACATCGCTAAGTCGTTCAGCAAGCACAACAGCCAGCTGATCGACTACATGAACGATCTGATCGAAGACTACCAACGCCAGGGCTACGTGCTCACCGTCCGCCAGCTGTATTACCAGCTGGTGGCCCGTGACGTGATCGAGAACACCCTGCAGTCGTACAAGCGCACCGCCAACCTGATCAACGACGCCAAGCTGGCCGGGCATATGGACTGGGACGCCATCGAGGACCGCACCCGCGAATTTCTGACCAATCCGCATTGGGATGCAGGCAGCTCCATCCTGCGTAGCGCGGCCCAAAGCTACGGCCAGGACATGTGGGCGAATCAGGAGACTCGCGTGTTCGTAGTGATCGAGAAGGAAGCCTTGATCGGCGTCTTGACCGGCACCTGCAGGAAGTGGGACGTACCTATTCTGGCCGCGCGCGGCTACCCGAGCGGATCTGTCTTGCGCGGGTTCGCCGAGGATCACTTGCTGCCTGCGCTGTACGCCGGCCAGCGGGTGCGCGTGCTGCACCTGGGCGACCACGACCCGAGCGGCATCGACATGACGCGCGACCTGATCGAGCGGCTGTCACTGTTCACTCGCCACGAGATGGACGATAGCGACCTAGACCGAATCGCCCTGACGATGGACCAGATCGACGAGATCAAGCCACCAGAGAACCCGGCCAAGACCACGGATTCGCGCTTCGCCGCGTACCGTCGCCAGTACGGCACGAGCAGCTGGGAGCTAGACGCACTGTCGCCGCAGTACCTCAACGATCTGCTCGAAGGCCATATCGAGGACCATGTGGACCCGGACGCATGGGCAGAGAAGTCGGCCGAGGTTGACGCTGTGCGCAACGACCTGCGCGACCTGGCTCGCTCTCAGGAAGAGAAGGAGGCACGGTCATGACCCAAGCCCCCGCCACCACCATCGCCACTGCCGTGCGACAGCACGGCGGCGGCCGTCACCCGTTGAACCTGCCGTGCACGGAGCCTGCCGGCCGCCTGCAGGACTCGCGCGGGGGCGTTATAAACCGCCGCGCCGAAGGCGCGACATCATCCCTTCCCCTGCCCGCCAGCTGCGCAGCAGCTGCACACCCCACGACAGGCGTGCGCCGCGCCCGCGAGTTGAGCCCATCGCTCCGCTCTCAAAACCGCCCGCACGCGCAGCTTGCCGAGGGGTATAAGCACGAGTATTTAGAAATCGACTGGCCGAACGGTCCGCTCATCCGGAGGCAGAACAGCCTCAAGGTTTGCCAAATGGTCCCAACAGTTTCTGCAGACTCTGCCGTAGTAGCCCCTGAGCTCGAAGATATTCTTCCCTCCAGAATTCTCATCACTTGCCCCATGCTTCAAGTACCCGAGGAGGCCGGGAAGGTTCTGCCTGAGTTCGTGCACAAGCGTCACACGGTCAGGATGAGGGTCGTCGTCAAACGAGCTATTCAAACGGGCGAGGATTCGCTCAAAGATGGCCGAGGAGACCTCTCGATCATAATTTCTAATAAGCTCCAGCTCGTTAAAGAGACCAGCGATCTGCCCCCATATTTCGTAGGCCGCATAGAACAGGCGTCGAGCGTATGCCCGCTCCTTCGCAAGCTGCCCTTCACGCCGTCTCAGCGACTCACGCCAGGGCAACCACACAGCTATAGCGAGACCCATCAGGGAGCCGAGCGTCTGCATCCAGCCGCTCAGCTCGGACTTTGTCATATCCCAGCCGAAAACAAGCGCGACGCAAGCCAAGATAAACAGCCATATCAAAGCCACTATCACGACAAGGCAGTCTGCCAGCCTAGACAATCTGACCCAATATCCCTTGCGAACCACGCCTACCTCCTCGCCAATTTCAGTATGCCAAGATCTCTGCTCGGGCAATTCAGTGCCCACCGGAGTGCAGCATGACCGACCCTATCAACCAGTTGCCCGAGGATCAGGCCAGCCTGCTCGCCGCCCTGCAGGATCTGGTCGCCCAGCTCAAGCGGCCGCAGGTGCCGGTCGAGGATCAACTATGGACCGCCGAGGACATCGCTGATTACCTCAAGCTGGCCACCGACACCACCGAGCGCCGAGTGGTTACCCGCCCGGACTTCCCGGCACCGCTGCAGCCTTGCGACACAGGCCCGCGCGCGGCCAAGCGGTGGTTTGCCGTCGACGTGCGCGCATGGGCCAGGAAGAACGCGTCGAAACTCCCCACCGGCAGGGCCGGCCGCAAGGCCGCCTGATCAATCCAACCGACCGGCCACCTCGGTGGCCGTGGCGTTGTAGTACACCATCAGCGAACGCGGATCACGGTGCCCGGTCATCCGGGCCAGATCCAGCACGTCGAGCTTCCTGGCCAGGCGCGTCGTGGCCTCATGCCGGGTATCGTGAAAACGCAGGTCGTTGATCTCCAGCCGGTCCCGCACCTTCCTGAACAACACGTCGGCATTGACCGAGTTGACCGTGAAGAGATTGTCCCGCCCCTCGGCCGCATTCAGCAGGATCTGCAGCAGCTGCACCGCGCGCTTGGTCAGCGGCACATTCCGCGCGTCGCCATTCTTAGTCTTGGCCAACCGCACATAGCGATCAGCAAGCCGAGCGGCAGGCTTGGTCAGCCCCAGGATCTCGCCCTGGCGCATTGCCGTTTCCAGGGCGATCAGGAAGGCATAGGCCACTTCTTGCGTCTTGGTGGCGGGCGGCTGGCCCTCTACATAGCCCATGCTGTCGAGCAGCTTCTTTTCTTCCTCGGCACTGATGCGCCGATCACGCGGCCGATTGTTGCCGGGGCGCTTCACCTCGCGCACCGGGTTGTGCCGGCACCACTTCCACTCGGTGCGCGCCTGCTCGAACACGCTGGACAGCAACGTCATCTCGCGCCGCACGCTCGGGCCTTCCACCAGCTTCAGCCGGGCGTCACGCCATTCGGCGATCTGGTCCGCCGTCACGTCGCCTAGGCGCTCGCCGACGAACTCCAGTTCATTGAGCAGCTTGTCTAGGCGCACTTCCTCCCAGCGCTTGCCCTCCTTGGTCGGCGTCACCTCGGCCTTGTACCGGCCGATGGCATCTGCCAGAGTGGAATTGCTGCCGGACGAATGGCCAGGTATTGCGGCCAGAATCTCGGCCTCGCGCTGAGTCGCCCAGGCCACGGCCTGAGCCTTGGTCGGGAAGGTCTGAGACTCCCGCACACCACGCTTGACGATCTCAGCCCGCCAGCCCCCGCTACGCTTCCTGTACGACGCCAC